TCCTTGCGGTGACGAATGCCACTCTCGGGAACAATGCCGTAAGTGGGGACAAGATCGCCACTAATGCCATCAGCTACAGCAACATGAATAAGGCTACGGCGGGGACTCTATTTACAGACTCCGCTGCGTTTGCCCGGTTCCTGAAGATTGGGCTTGATGGAGCCCTAAGCATCGACGCCCTGACCAACATTCCTGTTGGAACTCCGACTCAGGATGTGAATTTCCAGAGTACTACGGGAAGCAATGGATATGGAATCACTGGGCTGAAGAACCCGACAAATGCCTACGACGCAGTCAATAAGTCGTTCATGGAGGACGGAATTCGGGGCAATCGATGCCTTCTCCGCATCTCGGGTCTTTATGGAACGAGTACGGCAACCCTAGATGGTCATGGAACTGGATCCTTTTCGGTTTTTTCGTTCTTGGATGGAGCAACGACTAGGTACGGAATCCGACCGACCACCGGAACATGGTGCGGAATGTTCTTTGTCTTTACCCCATCAGGACTTTCGTTCTACGAGCCGGTATTCAGCTTCAGCAGCGGGACCAATCTGTCTACTTTCTACTCATCCAGAGCTTTCCATTCCCTGACTGTGGCGTCGACTACTGGAACCCCCACCGCATACTCCTATTTCATCGGGTTCCGTACCGCATAAGGATCAAGCCATGCCGAACCTACTCAGCCCCGACATGACTGTTTCTGCATTCAATGAGCAGCAAATGCCCATCGGAGCGATCATTGTCTACACCGGATCTCCAAATCCTCCCAAGGGCTGGTTGTTCTGCAACGGAGCTTCTTACAGCCAGCTGACCTATGCCGCGCTGTTTGCAGTGATCGGAACGACCTTTGGAGGATCTGGCGGTAACTTCAATGTCCCGACGATCTCCGACCTCAGCGGAAACGCCCGTCTTAAGTACATGATCAAGGCGCTGAGGTACGACCCATGAATGAGGAAGTTCTCATTGCCTTGGGTAGGCTTGAAGGTAAAGTCGATGCGATGATGACATCGCTGCGGATGCAAGAACAAGAGCTCAAGGTCCTTGAAGGCCGAATCAGGGAGCTGGAGCAGAGTCGGGCTTGGATGCTCGGTGCGGCAGCCGTCATTTCTATTATCGCTGGTTTCATTGTCAAGATCATCCCCATCAAAGGCTAAACATGGAAGCAATCAATCTCTACAGCGGAAGCGCCACGGCGGGAGCCAAGACAGCTGTGTTCGTCCCCAACTTGCAAAAAGACTCCCTCAATCGCAACAACACTGGCCATGTTCAGATGGTTGTCACCAGTGGAGTTGAAGCTCCTGCGGTCAAGATTGAAGGAAGCAGCGATGGGGCCAACTGGATCGATGTGGCCACTGGAGTCAACACGACTACCGGATTCCACATTGCCGTGTTTCCATACATCCGGGCCAATGTCACTACTGCGGGAACCAGCACAAACATCGCGGTCTACCTAATTCTCTAAAGGAGCGTTGAATGTCGCGTCTCTCTGCCCCACTCAACCTTCTTGGTCCTATTGCGGGCCCGGAATACAGCCCAGAAAGCTCGACAAGGCTTTTTAGCGACTTCTATTCTGCGAATTCAGATTGGAAGTTTCAGAAGATCACTGCCGCAACTTCTGCTGCTTTTTCCGATCCAACATATAGACCTTTTTACGGAGTCAATCCAAACTTTGGCGGGACGGTCGAAATAACAGGAACATCCGGAATGCTTGCTGGATGCCGCGCTCGGATTTGCGACAGCCTGACAACCGAGACGCTTTCGCTAGCTGCCGGTGTGGCGGAAATGGACTTTACTATTCGCCTCAAGTGGGATCGAGCCGCCACGGCAGGATGCCTTCCTTGGATTGGTTTTTTCTCGACTACAACTGCATCGACTTCTGTCTTGGCCCCATCTTACGGAATTGGATTTAGAGCTACGGGTGCTGCTGATACATGGACAGCTTTTGCCTCCGCTAATTCAGCTCTTTTAGAAGGCTTGGTTGCTCCCGGAGTTGTAAATTCAAGTTGGAACACCTTGAATGTTTACATCAATAAAGCAGCTGATTTGGCAATCTGGAATGTGAATGGCGTAGAGATTCTCCGTTCAACTTCAATTCTGCCAAGCATTACAAACGGACAAAGTACGGCAGCTAATTGCTTTTCAGTCGGCGCTGAGATTCAAACCACGGCAACATTGACTGGAGCAAAAACGCTTACCATCGACTTCATGCGATTCCGATATTTCCACAACAGGAGTTGAGATGGTTTCGCCACTACTTACTAGTACGAATGCGGCTTTCTACCCATTCGATGAACGAGAGTTTGATCCGTTGTCTTGTGTCCGTCTCTACTGCGATGGAATGCTTCCTGAAGATCAAAATACCTCAATGGTTGCTTCAGGAGCAGCGCGAAGTGGGAATATGCTGATCACGATTCCGTATACGGAAGGCGTCAATGGAGACCGTTCAGCTCCGGTCACACGCATCAATTCCTACGGGCCGAGCAGTTCTGGATATATCCGGATTCAGACAAAAAACAATGTCTCACCGGTAAGTCGATCTTGGATTTCAGACAGATTCCTTCCAAGCAACGGCCAGCTTTATCTCGGTATGTTCGAGATGGACACTACGGCTAGGGTTCGATACAACCGGAATGGAAATACGGGATCAATTACGGTTTCTCCGCGAGTTGGTTGGCATCCGGGCCATGTAGATAATGTTCTGGGCAGTGCTGAAGGAATGCTCGAAAATGCGTCTTTTGTGGTCTTGAACAACGAGACTACTTGGTTTGCGCATACCTCTACAGCCAAGACCGGAACTGAAGTTTACAATCGCGTGAACAGTAACATTAACTGCAACGAATGGCACACTTTGAGAGTTTGGTCTTCTGAAGGCGGAAAAAGAATCGTGTATTCGATTGATGGAAATGTGATTCACATCGAGGAAAACGATCTTTACATTCCAAACAACTCAATCATTGTTTCTCAGGGATCTGGATTGCAAGGGGGCCTTACTCTTCGGGCTAACCAAACACTTACTAACCATCCATACATTGATGTAGAGTGGGCACTGATCCGCATCTTTATGAAGCGTTAGGAGAAAACAATGGACGAAATCCTAAAAAAGCTTCACGAAGGCGTCGGTAAAGCCTTGCTGGAACGGATTCAATCCGGAGAGGCAAATGCAGCCGATCTCAATGTCGCCCGTCAGTTCCTGAAGGACAACGGGATCGATGGATCCATCAAGAACAGCGAACCTCTGCTCAACCTCGCCAAGGTCATGCCGTTTGATCCAGACGAGGAGGAGGCCGCATGAGCGAGGCTCAGGACAAGCTCAAGGATTTCCGCAACTTCGTCTGTCTTGCGTGGGATCATCTTGGGCTTCCTGAGCCTACTCCCGTGCAGCTGGACATCGCCAGATATCTACAGAAGGGTCCCCGTAGGCGCGTCATCGAGGCGTTCCGTGGGGTGGGAAAGAGCTGGCTGACCAGCGCCTATGTGGTCTGGCGTCTTCTGCATGATCCCAGTCTCAATGTTCTGGTGGTGTCTGCATCGAAGCAGCGGGCAGATGACTTCAGCACATTCACCCTGAGGCTGATCCATGAGATCCCATTCTGCCAGCATCTGAAGCCTAGGGACAACCAGAGGAACAGCAAGATCGCCTTTGATGTCGGTCCTGCACCGCCAAGTCAGGCTCCAAGCGTCGTATCAAAGGGAATCACCAGCCAGATCACGGGAAGCCGTGGCGACCTGATCATTGCCGACGATGTGGAGTCTCTGAACAACTCGGCTACTGCCGTCATGCGGGACAAGCTGCTGGCAAGCACTGCCGAGTTCGAGGCAGTCCTGAAGCCGGGTGGAGAGATCATCTACCTAGGGACTCCGCAGACGGAGCAGAGCATCTACCACGGGTTAACGGAGAAGGGATACGAGATCCGGGTATGGCCAGCTAGGTTCCCAGAAGAACGACTCAGGGTCGCCTTTGGAGACCGTTTGGCTCCGCTGCTGCGGACTGGAAAGCCGGGAGATCCTACTGATCCCAAGCGTTTCGACGCCATGGATCTGATGGAACGAGAAGCCTCGTATGGACGAACTGGCTTTGCCCTTCAGTTCATGCTGGACTCGACCCTCAGCGATGCCGACAGATATCCATTGAAGATCAACGATCTGATCGTGTTTGGATTGAACACCGAGAATGCCCCGGAGAAGCCGATCTGGGCGATGAATCCAAACAACATCGTCAAGGATGTCCCGTGCGTCGGGTTCAACGGAGACCGCTTCTACGCCCCCATGGAGATCCAAGGCAAGTGGATTCCATATGAGGGCGGCATCATGGCAATCGATCCAGCGGGTCGTGGAGGCGATGAGACCTCGTATTGCGTGGTCAAGATGCTGAATGGCTTCCTGTATGTGACGGCCTGTGGCGGTCTTGCCGGAGGGTACGGCGAGGATGTGATGAGGAAGCTGACCAAGATCGCCAAGGACAACAAGGTCAATCTGATCCTGATTGAGTCCAACTTTGGCGACGGTATGTTCACGGAGCTCCTGAAGCCCTACTTGATGAAGGACTACCCCTGCACCACGGAAGAGGTCAGGCACAACATCCAGAAAGAACGGCGGATCATCGACACTCTGGAACCCGTGATGTGCCAGCATCGGCTGGTTCTCGACATCGGGGTCATCAGAAACGATTACGAATCCACCAAATCATATACCAGCGAGAAGGCACTTCAATTTTCACTTATCTGGCAGCTCAGTCGGATTAGTAGGGCCAAGGGATCCCTAGCTCACGATGACCGGCTTGATGCCTTGAGCATGGCCGTGGGATTCTGGGCCGACAAGATGGCTCAGGATGCAGACCGAAAGATGGCCCAGCACCGGGAGCATATGCTCGATGTGGAGCTGGAGCGATTTATGGAACACGCTGTCGGCTATAAGCCCAAGGGGGATATATGGATGTAGATGACTCCGATGACATCCAGATCCTCGCAGCCTCCGCCATCCTGCTGTACGAAGACTACCTACGAGATTCCGGAAACATCAAGTCGGCAATTCCTCTTGCAAGGGTTATGAGGATGCTCAAAGAAGCGGTCGATCCTGAAATCTTGGAAATGTGCAAGGAGTTCAAATGCCAAGCCCCTGCAAAAACAAGAAACTGAATGTCCCATTCAAGACCCCCGGAGGACCAAAGAAGTCAGCCGTGTGCGTCAAGGATGGAGACAAGACCAAGATCGTTCGGTTCGGAGATCCCAACATGACGATCAAGAAGCACATCCCGGGTCGAAGGAAGAACTTCCGAGCACGGCACAACTGCGACAACCCCGGTCCAAAGACAAAAGCCCGATACTGGTCCTGCAAGGCTTGGTGACATATGCCCCGCAAAGAACCCCGAGACTACAAGAAGGAATATCGCGAGTACCACGGAACTCCGGAGCAGCGAGAGCACCGGGCCAATCGAAACAAGGCCCGCCGCATGATGATCAGGGAAGGAAAGGTGCGAAAGGGAGACGGACAGGAAGTGGATCACAAGGACGGAAACCCAAAGAACAACAGCAGACGAAACCTTCAGATCCTGTCTAGGCGTCAGAACCGGAAGAAAGGCAACTGATGCATCTGCTGTTCAACAGCTACAAGATTCCCATTGTTGTCAAGAAGATGGAAGAAGGAGACTTTGGGGAGTTCTTCTTCTTTCCTTATCCAGAAATCCAGATCAGTACTGGGTTAAAGGAAGAAGTACAAACCAGTACCATCCTCCATGAGGTTCTGGAGATGATCTCTGAGATCTATGGCCTCAGTCTGGATGAGTCTCAGATCCGTACCCTTGAGGTCTCCCTGATGGCTGTCTTCTTCCAGAATCCTTGGTTTGTCGAGCGTCTTCGCCAAGGGCCGGAAAAAGCCATTACAGACCTTGGAGACTGGCCCCCTAGTCAGACCCTGCCAGACAGTCCGGAAGCCTTGTAGGCCCTTCTAGGGCCATTGGAAGACACGCCATGCCGTTCAAGTCCAAAGCGCAGCAGCGGTTCATGTTCGCCCAGCATCCCGATGTGGCCAAGCGGTGGGCCAAGAAGACTCCCAACATGGCACGGCTTCCCGAGAAGATGAAGATCAAGAAGAAGAAATAGAAGTTTAAGTTCCAAATGTCAGAAGAAAAAATCTGAGAGGGTTTGATATAAACCCAGGCCCGCGCAGCCCCCCGTGGGGGCGGTCGCGTGAAACCAATTTGTCAACGGGGCGGGGCAGTTTTTTGGCTGATTCGAGCGCACTTGTGGGGGATGAATCCCGGAATCGGGATTGCGTGGGGGGTGCGTGTTATCGGACCTAGGGTATGGGTGGGGGAATGTCTCGCCCTCCCCGTTTATTATCGGACCTACCCTAGGTGAATCCCTATTTCGGGATTGTGAAACAATTTCGCCGGAATTCCGCGCAAGGCACTTGCAGGATGCGGAATCGCGGATACCTTGCACTTGTCGCCGAGGCAATTCCGACAAGGGACAACGACAAGGGCGGCCAAGTGCCGCGAAAGGAAAGTAGAACAGTGAAGGCTTCAAAGAAGACTGCCCCCGCCACCGCCGCCGCCGTCGCGGCCACCGCCGCCACCGCTGCCACCGCTCCGGCCCCCAAGGGTGCGCAACCGTTCGACAACCTGACGCCCGCGCAAGTCGCTGCGGCCCGTGCTTCACTTGGCGCGCTGCGCGACGGATTCGAGGGGATTGCCCGCAGCGAACACGCCGTCGCGACGATCATCGGGGAACTTCG